ATTTTTCTACCCTTATGATATCCAATTGGAATATCACAATTATTCTTAATTTTCATGCTATGGATACCATTGGTTATCCACATTGTCCCAAATTGGGAATTACCTGCGCCAAGTTGGCTTATCGCGGCCTTTTCTCCAATAATTTTTTTTGATATAGAGGAATGACTGATTCCTTTGAATGTATGGCGCTTATCGCCAAATAGTTTTTCACCATTTCTAACTCTTTTATTATTCCGATCAGTCGCCATCTTACTCATTTTTTCTTTGAATATTGGGTCGGACTGGTATTTTTCACCTATGACTAAATTAGCGGCATCTGCGGCTCTAACTCTAGTATCATAAGAGTAATTTAGGTTTGCATATCCCCAACCTCCTTGACCACCAAGCTTTAGATTGTATGTATTGGCTTCAGCCAAGAACTCTTCATTAACTAGTTCTGCTTCTTTAGCATACATTGATTCTACAGTCTCAAAAACAAAGAGAACTTCCTTATAAAAGTTATCTAAGCCATGTTTTTTAATAGAACTCTTTAGATACTTTCCTGAGCCCATATATCCGTCATCGAGATTTTTAGTCTTATGTGCCCCGATATATATCTTGCTATTTATTTTGTTTGTAATCTTATAAATTATACAGTACATAGTTTTCTCCATGTACTTATTTATAAGGTTCGAACTTCGAATGAGATGTGCGACTGATCGGGATCGAACCGATATGCCCGAAGACGTCAGATTTTGAGTCTGGTGTGTATACCTATTCCACCACAATCGCATAAATTTTGGACCTTGTTGATTCAAGTACTGTTCGCCTTTACCAGGTTACTGAGTTATAAGATCCTTACCGGATCTTTGTCTTTTAGTTGGTACCCTCGGCTGGATTCGAACCTGCACGACCTTCGTTCTAAGCGAAGTACCTCATACCAATTGGGTTACGAGGGCATATTTGGCATCGCGTACGGGGCTCGAACCCGTCTACGCAGCGTGAAAGGCTGCTGACCTCACCCGAAGTCGAACGCGATATAATTTGGTGGTCCCCCGAGGTTACGATCCTCTTGTCCAACCACCCACTTGTTTTTAGACGGCAGTTTTACAGACTGCTAGCGGGGATGGGAACCAAAGTCTATTCTAAAATGTACAAGCCGCGGGTGTTGCACCCCATGACGGTTCTGGTACATTTTAGAATAGACTGATCATATCTTTCAATGATCATTCTATGTCAGGGTCGAACCCTGACCAGATTTATTCAACTCCACAAAAGGAGTCTCCTTCCTACTGTACGCCCATTGCACGATTTTTAGAGTGTTCGTCCAGCTCTCGTTGCTGTTTTCACTGATTATATTGTTTCAATTGTTCGAACTGTTCATAAATTCCTTATTTGGCATGTGTTTATTATAACACATCTAGTAATAAAAGTAAACCCCCGGGTCCTTGTGGAGTCCGGGGGTCTGAAGTTGATCTTAGATCTGGTTCAGGTACCCGGAATTCCGGTCTCATAATGACGTGTATTTAGGCTTACCGGTGCCCACACGATGGACGGCTGGTTGCCGATCGCATCAAACCCGCGGAGGCACGTGCCCACCGATAAGGTTTTTGTGTGTTTCATCGAATCAAATTTCATACAATTTTCTATCTAAATCTCTTTGTTTGTTATAGCTTATTTATACATCTAAAACTTAGGGTTTTAGAAAAACTTATCAGGTAGTAACGTGGAATCGAACCACATACCCAGCCCGGCGGGTAACAACCATGTTACGGTGATCAGCCGTTATACTACCTGATAAATCATCCTAAGTTTCTATTATAACACAGTTCACAATAAAAGTAAAAACATTTTTGTGTGGTAGCGAAAGGATTTGAACCTTTCTCACCCGTCTGCGTTAGACGGATCGATGTGCTCCCCCAGTAAGAATTTTATCCGGTGTACTTTCGGAATTCTTACTAGACTTTTCGATTGCCTCTCCAAGAGGCTACCACACAAAAATATTTTATTATCTAACCGTTCCCCTGAACATAAGTTATTATAACACATTCAACAATAAAAGTAAAAACATTTTGGGAGATTGGTCCGAAGCTGGTGACTAAACCAATCTTCTTCCTGTTGCGTTCTTTTTTGGCGCTCCGGTGGCGTTTCTGCCCGGCGGATACTAAACAACAAGACTAACCAATCTCCCTAAATATTCTTCCGTTCCCCTGAACATAAGTTATTATAACACATCCGACAATAAAAGTAAAGAGTGGGTAGCCTCTACCATTTATCACAGTAGCTGTACCTTGTACACCAGTCCCACTCTTTATAAGAAGTGCCGCTAAAACATAGGGATTTTTACCCCGCATTTTCTTCTGGACTTTAGGCCCAGACACTGTGTACACAGTAAGGAACGCCAGCGGCCGACGTTCTGCATTTACTTTCGGTTCATGACTCCCGATCAATTCTAAAATTCTTGAAGGAATACACGGCGCCTACTGGGGTGCAACCCGTCTAGCTTCTGTCCTTCTTGCAGTTTTTCCGCCAATAACAACTTTCTTTACCCTACTGGACCGACTTCCTCTCGTAATCGTCACCTTTCGGTGAAGACCGCGGGCTCTGCCACGGCTCGGTTTTCATCTACTCTAGTACTTGTTGTTATCTTAGTTTCTATATCTACTTAATCTATAATATGAGTAAATGTTAAAGTTTACATATCATCCCACGTTGGGGTATATGGGCTTGATCGGGTGAATATATTTACCCCAGCGACCGTATTCATAGAGACAAATCCACCAGCCAGGGCGGTCTCCGGAGGGAATCCAAGCAACCACAAATTGATCCATCATATTTTTGTTCATAAGTTATTATAACACATCTAGTAATAAAAGTAAAATCAGTCTTGAACAACTTCGAAAAAGACAGACACATCAAGATTGGTTTGCTCTGCTTCTAGCATCAAGTCCTGTGCGTCTACTTCGGACAGGGAATCAGCAACAACAGTTCTGGATAAGGTATTGTCGTTGAAGGCGATGACTGAAAACATTTTGTGATCCTTGGTTGGTATGTGTTTATTATAACACAGATGAGAATAAAAGTAAAAACATTTTGTGAGATTGGTCCGAAGCTGGTGACTAAACCAATCTTCATCCTGTTGCGTTCTTTTTTAATTTACAAAAATATTAATTAGTATAAGCAAAGACGGCATAGAAAACGATAATGCTAGTGCCCAAAATAAAGAACTTTTATACCAAGGAGTATATTCAAGTCCAAGAATGCCACATAGTTCTTTTTCAGACATCTTACTAACATCAATATAGTGTATTGTTTTCATATTCTTTTTCCATAGTTTTTAATCAGGTAATAACTTTTACCTGGTGCTTCTGCAATGCTACTATATAACACTATCATATTCAATATGGTGATAGGAATACACGGCGCCAAGTCTATGCCACAAGGGCTAAAACCTAGCTTCTGTCCTATCAGCAGCAGTTTCCGCCGATAATAACTTTCCTTACCCTACTGGTCCGACTTTACCTATCATCTATCAAAGTTTGTGCATTGAGCACAGGCAGTAATTGTATGAGCTGGGATAATTCTTTCTGGGATGATAAAGCTAGTCTTTTTGTTATTTGCGATTTACACAAGTTCTGCTTCAAAAACCTCGGCGTATACGCTAGCATAAAGCTGGTTGTCGATAATCTGACCGCCGTAGCACACTGCATACAACTCTGCACAAGCCTTGACCGTAAATTTTATGACTTTGCCGCTGGAAGTGATAAGAATGTACATTTATGTTTCCGTGTTGATAAGTTATTATATCACAGCCCAGAATAAAAGTAAAACTTTACACAAGTGCCGGGCACATGATCCAGATAGTTTTCTCTGGATCGAATTTGAGAAAGTCAAAATATTCTCCGTTCGACCTCCAGTGCCCGCAGGCCTGATAGTTGCCCCAAGGACCAAGATCAGTTTCATAGTGGGGACAATGACCACATGCAGTAATGGTCTGAGCCGGGATAATTCTTTCCGGGATAATAAAGCTGGTCATTTTTGATATTCCTGGTTTAAAACGAGTTCTTATCAAGTAAAAAATAGCATACCAGAGTCGTGCTTAAATAGGCTTATGGGTCTATTATTAATTTTAGCAAAACTATAGTAATAGCAATCTTTCAGTACTTCATCAAAACAATTTCTTAACTTACAAGCATTCAATATGAATCCATTACAACTCACCTTGTTATTAGCAAAATAGTATTGGGGACCGCTGTAAGTCTGTATAACTAATGTTTTCATGATTTATTATACCACAAGCAAGAATAAAAGTAAAATCATGTGTGAGCGTCGCTTGTAGAGTGTCTAGGTCAACATCGGCTAAAGCATAAACCCGCTTAAATAGCGGCTAAGACTGTCCTAGGCATGCCTCAAGAGTACTAGTCGACCACTCAAGAAAGCATGGTTACATTACAAATAACCAGCAACTGGGGAACATAGTCTATTATATCCAGAAAAACTTTACTCCGAAATAAACTGGTGTAACACATTGTAATGATGAATTGACTGTTTATACTTCTTCGGGTACCTAAAAATAACTTCTAGGTACCCGAATAATATTCTAAAGGTTATGCTTTCTCTAATTCCGGTAAATTAGTGGTGGGATCATCTCCTACAAAGATATAATCATAATCAGATAATTCTGCTAATGGGATGCTACGTGGTTGACCTTCAAATATGCAAAAAACATACTTAGGTGGAAATTCATCTTCTAAAAACCGCTTGAAAATATCGTTTATTGTAAATCTCTGGTGTTGTTTAAACTCTGTTTTCATAATATTCCTTCTTTATTCAACCATTATTTACATCTTAAAACCGGAGAACTTTTCAGCTGCTGCCCTACCTAATCGTTGTGGTGCATTACTGGGTTGAGGGGCCAATGCAGGTTTCGCCAAAGTCTGGGCACTTGCCTCTAGTTCATAGAATTTCATTTTTGCTTTTTCAAGACCTACAACAAATTTATCAAGTTCACCATACCGATTTTTTAACATCTTGATGATAATTTGATCCATCTCTGATAATTCATCTGTGGCAATAAGAGTAAAGGCGCTATCCAGGCTCATTATCAAGCCGATACTATCTGCGGTGTCAGCCATTGACACATCGGAATTATCATAAGCACCACGATTTAGTTGATGGCCTGTAAGAATCGGTACGTTAAATTCAATTGCCAGTGATCGTAGTTCTTCTGCAATAGTCTTAACATATGTATTGGTGTTAGTCGACCCACCCATTTTGATCCTAGCAGAAGCACAGATACCTAGATAGTCAATAATAATTAGATTGGGAATAAAATTCTGTTTGGTTTTTAGTTCTTCTAGTAGGCCACGAAAATGTCCAGAATGTGCTGCGCCTGTAGGATATTCCTTAACATATAGTTTGCCATGAGTCTTGGATGAAATCTTATCGATTTTCGACATGAAAACATCTTTTGGGAGACCCTTAATACTATCAACCGTGATGTTCATTAGGTTCGCATCGATACGTTCGGAGATCCTAATTTCAGACATCTCCATGGTAATATACAATACATTCTTACCGGCGGCCAATGCGACTGCGGCATTGTTAGTCATAAAAATTGATTTGCCGGCGCCTGATGAACCGCCTACTGAGTTTAGAGTTTTTCTACTCATTCCACCCTTGGTCAATTTATCGAGAGCAGTAATACCAAACGAAATCTTATCCTCGACTAGATTATATTGATCAAAGCGGTCTGAAGCATCGGCCAAATAAGCATGGCCTACTGATGAATCAAAGTTAATATTGATGGCATCAGCAAGAAGCTTGGGTATGGCATCATCAGTTAGTTTCGATGAGCCATCCATGATGCCAATAGATTCCATGATGGCAAGATAGATAGCCCGTTTTTTACAAAAAGTTTCGGTGGCAGTTAGCAGCCAATCAATATCAGTTGGGGTAGTAGAAAATGAATTAACAAGAAGCTGGGCAGTTTCTAATTCGGCATCTGAAAGTCCCTTGACATTTTTTAACTCCAGTGAAAGAATCTCTGGAGTAGTAGCTCTATTGTGTTTATTGAAAAATTCTAGTGAAAGTTTTAGAATTTGGCTTTCAGCTTTATCGCTAAAGTAGGTATCCTTAAGAAAAGGAATAACCACACGGCTGTATTTTTCATTAATTAGTAGATTGGCTAGGATGCTGGTTTCAATTTTCACTTCTGACATTAATACTCCGTAGGTTTATGTCCCATTATATATGGGGACCGAAGTTCCCGAAATAAATTACTTCATTGCCTTACTACCTTCTGCCGCAAGCCGGTTTAGAAAATCCATAGCATTTTCCTTGGGTTTTGCTACAAATGCACCCACCTGTGTATTCAATGTCGGAAATTCTAACCCAGTAGAGGCTTCTTGAATTAGGCTGTTGATCTGACCTTTATCTGGGTCTGTGCCACCAGTGTATTGAACCTCTCCAGCCTCCAATTGTTCTACAATCATTGTATGAAGTAGAGTAGCAATATCATGCTCAAACGACTTTTTATCTACCGGGGTCCCTTGAATTACATTGTAATCAAATTGTAAAGAAGGATTATCTACATCATCCGTATTCACCCATACGCGGCCGTACTGATATACAATTCCAGAATCATCGCCTTCAAGAATAGTAATATTGGCAAGATAGGATTCGGTATAGTCAACGCGGGTGTTTTGATTAGTTAATTTCATGATATATCCTTATTCTTAAATGTTGGCTAGTTCGGTATCGATTGCATCATCTGTTAGTAAAGCTCCATTGCTTACCTTATACGTTAAGGTTAGATAATCCTTGAATAGATTTGTTTTAAGAACCGGTGCCCAGAAGTCTTTATTATCAATATCCTTGGCTCGAAACTTTTTATCTTCCATAACACCATCATCATCAACTCTAGAATACCATCCATTAGAGGGTTTTTGAACAGCTTTACTATCTAATGCAATTTCAAGTAGACCGGTGTATTTTGATAAACCACCCTCAAACTTTACAGTAATAGGAATAGCAGATTTTTCTCTTACATATCTAGATTTTTCGATGCGGATAGTAAAATTATATCCAGATAGTTCCGTACCGTCCTTGTCCTGTGAACGTCCGATTAGCCATACATTATCGCTAGCCAACATTACACCAGTGCCGCCACTTAATACGGCCTTACTATAAATTTCTTGGGTCATATAAATGTGACCAATTTGTACTAAAGGAATATCCAAAATACGTAGGTACGGGGTAATGATTCGGTAGAAGCTTTTAAGGTATTTTGCCCTCGACATATCGCCCACAGATTTACCATCGATAGCATCATCTTGTTCTTTTAAACTCGCAAGATTTCCTATCGAATCAATCATGAAGAATACCTTTTCACCCCTAGTAATGGTAGTCAATTGCTGCATCATTTCAAACTTTAATTCTTCCAGATTTTTCACCGGAACATGCAGGACTCTAGAGGTATCAATTCCAACCGCTGAGAAGTACTCTTTGGGAGATCCAAATTCCGAGTCCATAAAAAATAAAACTGCGTCCTTATGCTTTTTAAGATATGCAGCCGCAATGATTAGACCATACATAGTTTTAAAATGTCGACTTGGTCCAGCAATAGTAAGAATGCCCGACTTCATCCCGCCATCGATGCTGCCGGATAATGCAATATTAATCGCTGGGATATCCGTAATAGTTTCGTCGACATCGTTGAAGAAGGTGGACTTGTCCAAGACCGATGCGATCTTGATAGTTGAATTTTTCCGTAGCTTATCCATTAGAGACATCATGTTTTTCCTTGGTGTAAAGATTAATTATATAACGGTAATATGAGAAGCGAAATAATCTTATTTCTTTGGGCCAAATCGTGGCAAGGACCCATGTGATCTTGGGATATGTCTGAGATCCAATAAGGTATCAAGATCTCCCGACCAGATTTTTACTACTCTCAACAAAATATTCTTGATATTCTTGCCGGCATGTGTTTTAATAGGATCGAACGTTTCAAACATATAAAAAAGCTGAGTCTGCCCGATATGTTTTTGACTATTTCCCACTTGTCTGGCAAAATAAGTATCAATATCAAAAAACCACTGGATCATTTTCTGGTTATTAAGGAAGTTGCTTTTGGCTTCTTCCAGGGAAAGGCCCCTAAGAAAATCACCACATTCAGGTTTGGTTTTATCAAGTTGTGGTTGAAAAAGTTCGGTAATTTGTTCTAGATTCATAAAGTTACAATTTTTAAAAGAATTCTGAGAGATCACTAGTAGTTTGCTTTTGGATTTCAAAATTACAGAATATGTATTCGGGATTGTCCACTGATGTATTATCCTTTCTTGGTTTAGTACTTGTAGTCCAAAGATTATCTAGCTTTACACAGTTCCATGAAGTTAATAAATGGGCATTATATTCATGAATAGTATCTGTGTAAATTACATTGCCATGAAACTCTTCTATCATACCAATAAAGATTTTTGTCTTTAAATTGTTAAAATTAGATTTGTAATTTATCGGGTTTTTGTAATAGGGTGGGTCTAAAAACCAAGTGGTATCCTTATTATCAAGAGCACCCAAGTTGAAGAAGTCGGCCTGCTTAAAGTCTATATTCTGACATCTCTCTATGATTTTCTTAAGCATACAAAGATCGAGCATTGAATGGCTTCGAGAACCAAAGCTTTGATTAAATCCATTAGGGCCCCATCTAGCAAGAGAATTCAAACAACACTGGAATAGTTTTTGTTGATGAACTGCCTTTTGTGGTAGATTCAAAGAATCATAGTTTAGATTATAATAATTCCTATAGCTATAGTATGATTGATGATCATTAGGGATAAGTTCTGGGTCTTTACAATTATAGAGTTTAATATACTGTTCGATGTTTATAATCTTAAAGCCATTGAACAAGTCTATTAATCTTTCATTATAGTCAAATGCTAAAGTTTTATTGTTAACATTTAGGGATACTGCGGCAGAACCCAGAAATGGCTCTATCAGATGTTTTTTTGTATCTATTAGAGGTAGTATAATATCCAAATATTTGTTCTTACTACCGGCATATTTAAACAGCTTTAAGTGACTCATTAAAAGAACTCCGAAAGATCATTTCTATGCTCAGCCTTCCAGTTCATGGGCTCGATCATAAGTTGAACAGCATTCAGAAATACTTTTTCAAACTGAAGATCAACATCGATATATTTGTGTAGACCGAACTCAGTTGGTAGCTTGTTGTCCACAGGCCACCCGATGATGTTTTGGTGTAATGGATTTGGTTCTGCTAGGTAGATGAACTTAAGTTTGTTTCCTTCTTTTAAAGTCTCATATTTTTTAGTTAGGCCGTTTTTTTCTAATAGATGATTGTAGAGTAGGGCTGCTCTAACATGAATAGGTGTCTTCTTTCCGAAAATAGTATTAGGGTCAGAATATTCGGCTAGGTTAGACAGCCCACGCGGGAAAGCAATTTGTTCAACTGTCAAGTTAACAAAATCTGCTTTTACCTTTGCAATGTATTCTTGCATTTCTGATTCGGTACTGTCAAGAATAATTTCAATTGAGTCTTTTAAAGCTTTTTGGATTATCTTAGGGGTAGATGACTTAATAATCTCCATTCCCATAATTTTCAATTTTGGCTTTGCATAGGATACACCTTCAGAGGAATAAACCCGTGCAAAGTATTTTTTCTTGCCAAGTTGGACCAGATGTGATGCTGCCATCTCAAGCTTCATATTAAATGTATTTTCATACACATTTAGTTTGGTCGCAATATCCTGAGTAATTTTTGTGATAACCGGCGACATTTTATCTTTAGCCAACTTCTCAATTAGCTTGATATTCTGCTCAACAGTATTGTTGGGTGCATATTTTTTGACTACCTTATCAAGTGTCATTATCGCACTATCGGTATCGGCATAGAACATAGTACCAGAACAATCTATCTTCATTACATCAGAAAACTCTTTGTCAAACCTAGCCTCTAAAGTTCGAAGTAATAGTTGACCGGTTAAAGTAATCGATTCTGCAATATCAGGATTGAAGTAACGAAACCCGGCATTGGCTAACGAGCCATAAAGTGAATTTAAATTCAGCTTATATGCAGTTTGAATGTTATTCAGTTCTGAATATCGCTGTGATAAGATGAAAATTTCTTTTTTGTCATTGGTAGTTGTTTTTAATTGTTCAATCTGTCGCTCAATGTCAAGCATTAAGTTTTTAGCGTCTCGCCGCTTTGTCATATACAGTTTAATGACTAATGGAATAATACCTAGAGACTTTTTTGAATACATAGAACCATTAGGAGCAATACAGACTTCCGAATCTGTCTTAGGGTAAGTTCCAGCTAGACACGATTCAACCGTGCTTTCTGTTTGCCCCAGATATGTTTCTGGCGAAAGATTTAATGCGCGCATAATGCTAGGATAGAGCGATGAAAAATCAAAGGAAATAATCTGCCTATACATACCAGGGACCGGGGTTTTAACATAGGCCCCTTCAATCTGTGAAGTTATACCGCTACTCTTCCTTGGTGGTGTTACAATCCCCATACTTAAAAGTTGATTATGCATGATAGCATCCCAAGTTTTAACGGGGCTGTATACATCAGTATAGTTAATCCTAGCTTCATAAGCCATAGTACATGCCAGCTGGATTAATTTTAGTTTATCATTAATTTGGCTGACCAATTGCGTGTCAACAATATTATACTCCACGAACTCATCGAATGCATTACGATAGAACGCATCAAATGATTCCTCGGGATTTTCGAGTTTTGTAGTACCTAATTCTTCCTGGGCAACCGAGCCAAGACTCCAACTCTCACGAGCATTGGTGGTGAATTTTTTCATTAACAGCATCATATCTAGGACAGACACACCAACGATAGAATATTCACATTCTTCTCGGCCCTGAAACATTCTCAATTTGAAATCAACCTGACCCCAAGGAGATAACTTCTTGGTAAAGTCGGGACCAAGTATGATATTAAGTCGATTAACCAGGTACGGCATATCGAAGCCATCACAATTCCAGCCAGTAATAACATCAGGTTGTTTTTGTTCCCAGAACATTAGGAACATTTTCAGTAGTGTTTTTTCATCTGAGCATTGAGTATAAGCCGTTTCGACCTTATGCTTTCCAGTCGGTGTATATTTCTTAGTCCCCCAGGTATAGCAACGCTTGGTATGCATATCCTGAAGAGTAATTAGTTGAACCTCACCGAGGGCATATTTTGGGTCAGGAAAATTTCCGTCGGCCGACCCGGTTTCAATATCAATTGAGTATGCTTTAATATGTTTGAAATCCCATCCAGTAAATTGGTATTCATTCGCATATTGTAGTATTTCATTCTGTTGACCAAATACTTCTACGCCAGAAATACCGGTGTATTGTTTGCACCATTCCCTGGCTTCATACATATTTCCTGGCTTAACAGCCTTAACTGAATCACCATAAAGCGTCTTCAGGCCAGAATTATTGCTTGCATCTTTAAGATAGTAGGTAGGTGACCAAATGTCTTTTCGTAGAGAATGAATCCCATCAACAACCTCGCGAACTAGAATGCTTTGTCCACTTTTGGCAATAGAAGTATAGAATCGGTTATTTTTCGCAGTGTTCATAATGTATCGTAAAGAATACATTACTGCGCCAATGTATTCTTTACGATACATTGGCGCAGTAATGAAAAGTGAGTGTCAGAAGCTTTATTATACACCGTACTTTAGTGTATGAAAATAAACTTTTAGTCTACTTCGCCGGCTAGCATCATAGCGATATCACGAAGACAATCCTCGACCGGATCATGGGCTACAAGTTTATCTTCATTATAGTCAGTACAAACTGTGGTATCTACCTTGATATACCCTCGTTCGGATTTTGGATACAATACCTCGATAAATGTGCGAATATCTCTAAAACCGTAGTATGGAGCCAGAGGCTTCATATCTGCGGCTTTGAATAGAGAATCTGTAATCATTTGGTCAAAGGAACCGCGGGTATAAATTTTAGAGTTTTTCGAACCACCACGGCTATGATAAAACTCAGTAAGAGCAGATAAACCATCAACCACAGACATATCAGAGGAGGATGGAATCAGACTCATTGCTTGAGATGCTTTGGATTGCTCAGACCACCACTTCAATGTGTCCTTACTGACAGACCTATTATAGATGGTCTGTTGCTCGCGAGCATTAAATTTTACAAAAAAGGAATTTTTTCTTAAACCCTCTACGGTGAAAAATGTCTTGGCTTCAAATGGTACCAAGCCGATTGAAAGAATTACAGCATTTGCTTCTGTGGCAAGTGTTTCAATATCAAGTGCAAATAGTGAGTAATTCATTATAATCCATAATTAAGTTAGGGTCTTAGCCCAGTCATACGCCTTGGCTTCGTTTACAAAAAACCTAACGAAAAAATCGTAATCAGCTTTTTGTTTACTAGCTATTACAAGAACGTTTTTTTCATTTGTAATAGAAATACTATAGTTCCAATTTCCTCGTCTGAAGATAGGAAATTTTGCTAGTTTGGTAATTTGCATTTAGATTTTCTTGCCCATAGTGTACTTTACAGTCAAAGTCCACTGAGACTTCTGTGCGAAAGGAATAATTTTAATACAATTGGTGGTCAAAATCAAGTCTGATTTTTGTACTACCTTACATAGACCCCATTGCTCTAGGAGATTTGCGATAGTATTCCGTCTGGCAATATCATTGTATTCAATATTGGTTGGTTTACCGTCTAATGCAAAAAGCTCTTTGAAATTCATAATATAATATTTGCCACGGCGGTGTAAAATATGGCAGGTCTGGCAGAGAATTTTTTCTTTTTTTGAAGCAATTCCTATTCTAGATAAGGTTTCTTTTATTTTTAAAAAGGCATCAGGATCAGGAAGGATAATTTCATAGAGACATGACTCAGTCCAATGATAGGAGTCGGTTAATAGATAAGTCATAATAAAGGGGCGTGTTGGTTAATCCCTTTATTTATGATTTTTTATCGCCCACCTTTGGTCATTTTATTTTCAAGTTCTTTGATATCATTCTCGGTTAGAATAAGATTATATTGCTCTGCTATAAGCTTACTGCATTTATAAAACTCTGAGATAAGTTTAACACGTTCGTCCTTACGCGGTTTCGCCCAAGTAGAAAAGCGTTTCTTTTTATTTTTGATTGCACGATTATAGAAGTCAAAGGCCCACTTTTTGGGAATCTTTGAAGCGGCCAGACTGTTCATCTCATTGGCAATCAGCGCCGTGTCATAATGATTACTAAAAAATCTATTAATCATAAACGGCTCATATAGGCTTTCGCATTCTGACCAATCAGATGTTTTGGTAGAACTCAGACTGTTCGCGACATCAAACACATTCTTCATGATCTTCCTCTACTTTAGAACTTACGATAATGGTACGATCTGGAAACATTGCCATTGCCATATCAATAATTTCTTGTTTTTCGGTGCTCTGACCAACAAAGGGGCCTAAGTTTAAGATTCTACCGTAATAGATACCTTGCAGAAGTTCTATCTCCAAATTAACAGGGATATGCTCGACTAACCTTTTGAGTTGATCGACAATATTTTCATTAACTCCTGCAACAAGGCCGCGCCAGTATGAAAAAACACCGACTACTAAAGCAACAATAACATATTCCATTTTAATTCTTAATTGGGTCAAGTAACATAATTTCAATCATAGCAGCCATTAAGGTGATAGTTTGATCTACGGCAGCAGTCGATTTGTAACCATAGTCGCTCATGATTAGAATAATCTGAGGAATGGTTTCTGGCTTGAAATAGTCATTGGAATTATCGTAGAAGTCACGAAACAGAGTTTGCATTTCAATGTCTGCATTTTCACCGACCCATCGTCTGACTACTTTAAAGTCTTTATTTTTGATTCCATTCAATAGTTCTGCAAAGGTCTCCTTGGATGAGCCAAGGAGAATCCCAGAATCAATTTTGCCGGCAGCCGAGTACCGCTGAAGCTCGTTTAAAGTTTTACGAAAATCGGGAAAGAATTTATTTACGATCTGAGCAACTACTGCTTTATCGAACTCGATATTATTGGTAGTTAGAATACCCAGAACGCGCTTAAACATCTTCGAGGCTAGTTTTGGCTTGTCCGATGCCTGCGCATTAAAATCAATTAGCAAGGCCCGAGATTGAATAGCCGGAATGATCTTGGATAATGAATTTGTAGTAAAGAAGAATCTGGTATTAGAAAACTCTTCAATCACACCTTTAAGTGATAAAAATGCCTGGTTAGAAAGTGAGTCTGCCTCATCGAATAGGACAATCTTAATTCCACCATTCAGTGAAACCGAACTACTGAAAGATACCACGCTGCTACGGATAACATCAATCGATGGTGTTAGTCCACAATTGATGCTAAGTAGGTCAGCATCCATGTCATTGGCAATTGCATTGCAAATCGAAGTCTTACCGGTTCCTGGTGGACCAGATAGAATTAAATGCTGAAGACTGTTATTTTTAATAGCAGAAGTAATCATACTGGCAACCGAGTCTGGCAAAATGCAGTCGGCTACTGTTTTTGGGCGCCAGGCTTCTGCCCACACTTTTTCACTCATATATCTCCTTGTTAAGGTAACATTATATCACATCTGCACATAAAAGTAAACCAGCCGAAGCTGGTTTGTGATTTAGTCGAAGCTGCTGGTCGACTCAAGTGCAATGTAGAATACCGCATCAAGTGATGTATTTTTGAAACGAGAGATCTTTTTTGCTGAGATACTAACGTCATATTCTCCTGGGATAAGTTTTAAGTTTTCAGTCTTAAAATTTACCTTAAAAGTCTTATCGGTATCGCCAAGTGGTACAGTAAAAGAATTAGAGGTTGCTGATTTCAAATCGGCAACTTCAAATGATAGAAATTTACCATCTGCAACCAGTGACACATCTGAGCTTCGAAGTACACCTGCAGTACGAAGAACCAATGCTAGTGTTTCCTGCGATAGGGTAAAATCAATATCGGATGTGGGAAACTTGATTGCCTTATTAGGCACAATCAGGATACTTTCATCAGCAGCATAGTACTTAATTGCGTTGCCGTTTTCAGAGATTAGTGCGTATTTACCTTTAAAAGTAACTTCAGGATCAGAGAATAGGCTTAATGCACCTAGAAATTCTGACAAGTCATAAATCGGCATAACCGCTTCAAAATCTTCGGCAATAACAATATCAGCCAGAACATTTTTCTGAGGAGAAATGGTAGAAACCACCTTACCAGGCTTAAGGATTACGTTTTGATTGATAGAGGAGAGGTGCTTAAGAATAGCAATAGTTTCGCGGCTGATTTTCATAGAATTTCTTTCATAATAAAGGCAATATTGCCTGCTTGATCAATTATATCAGGGTAACACTAGACATAAAATAAACTTACTCGGGTAGATCGTTCCCCGATTCTGCTGCATCAAGAATGAAGCTAGCACAGCAGATAAGATGGGCCAAGTGATTTTCGCCAGTCTCAGGATCTCGTTCCTCGCCAGACATAAAATGAAAGGCATGCCGCATCATAGCATCCATATAGCGCTGTTTGGCAGATGGCACGAGCTTCCAGTTATCTTTGCTATATTTCTGGGCACCGAATGTTAGTACCCTACCGACTGCTAGCATAGCATGTGGCGGGAGTAGCGACATCATTGGTTTGCCAGAATCAAATTTACTACCCTTATCGAGAGTAGTTAGTGTGGCATTAACTGGACCTGGACGAAATATTCCGCCGACGTATGTACCACCCATGGGTGGAGTGTGCTTATCAGACATCTAGACTGTATACTGATACTGGGCCCTTGCGGGTATTTTTCATAAAACGCTGTACGTTAAATCCATTTTGTCGGGCACTGTATGCTGCGTCATAAGGATTGGCAAAACCCATTTGCTTTAGCTGGGGGATAGTTAGGGTCTGGCCTGCACTCACACGGGTTTCGAACTTGGTTTGCATTGGAACGGTTTTCATAATTTTTCCTATACCGAACATTGGGTTAAGTAGGACTATCGGTGTCGTCATACCTATTATACCATAAACTTTCAGCGACCAGAATAAACTTTTGCTCGGTAAAACATATCGGCTTCTTGTGTGAGAATGTCGTTTTCATCGCATAGAGAGCCAAGACACTTTCGAAGTGCTAAAATGATATTGGCCTCTTCGGTTTCTAGAATTTTATTAGCCGCTTCAAGCTCAATCACTCTAGCATTTAGTCTAGAAATCTCGGCCTCATATTCTTCATAACGAAGTACTTTATCCGGTTTAACACCGTAATTTTCTGAACCAGTTTTCATGTTTTTTCTTAAGATGATGTAGCAGCAGTCACGGTACCGATTATAACAGAAATCCAAAAAACAAATGAGAACCAATTGGCTATCTCCGGACCGCGGGTATCAAAGTTATAGCCGCTAAGCCACGCTATAATGGCACAGAGGATCGATGTTCCAAAGAAACCGAAACAGAAGTTTTTATTAATCATTTGGATTTTTTGATTGGGATTCCATACTTAGCGAGTTCAGCCTTATACAGTTTTTCCATCTCCGTATCCTCTACCATTGGGGCATCTTCATCTGCTAGTTTAGAGCTAGGAAATTTATATACACCCCGAGTCATGGCATTATTTGTAATAAGCCAGAGTGCTTTAGAGATTTTATACTTAGGATTGTCTTTTCGCTTCTCGGTAAAAAAGTTATGGATGTCCTTTATTTTTTGGTATGTAATAGTTTCGCTGATATCAGGGAAGCAAAGTTCTACCAAATCCACCCATCGTCGCTGGGAGCCAGAAAGATCAGTATACAGTAACATTAAGCGCTTTCTAGAGCAGGAACAGATGAAAGAGGTTCAACATAAATCTTGTCGAAAAGATCCCGGAATGCAGCTGATGTAAACGAATCGAATCGATTGGTACAGAGTTCAACAGCTTTCGTAATATTTCGGTAAATAGAATATGCCACCACAATATGATTCAATCGCCGAGTCGAGATAACATCTTCGATACCACCACTCTTATGGGTTTTGCGGACTGCATCAGTCCATTTCACCAAAGCCGCGGCCAAGGTCTCATCGACACAGTCATGTTGCTGCATCCAGTTCATTACCATTTTTTGCTCGGCGATCTGATTAGGAAAATCTTGTTCAAAGGTGCACCCGAATCGCTCGAGGAATGCAGAATTTTGCAGATTAGTACCAAGATATTTGCCATCCTCTGAGCCAGAGCCTTTGGTGTTGCCGATCGCAACAATGTTAAAGCCAGGAGCAGGCATGATATATTCTCCCGTCAGAGCAAAGAAAAATGGTCGACCCTCAAGGATACCTTGCAGGGTAAGTGCCAAACGCGTGTCCAGAGCATCAGCCTCTTCTAGGATTATCAAAGCGCCGGTACGGAGTCCAGTAACAATAGGCCCGTCAATAACTTTAATGTCGCCGTTCACCAGAGTTTTTGAGCCGATTAACCTTTCCTCGTCAGATTGGACCGAGCAGTTAATACGAATCATTGGGATCGAATTCTTGGCGCAAATATTAATGACCATACTCGACTTGCCGTTACCAGAAGGACCAGTAATATACACCGGAAAAAACTGGCGACTAGAAATAACACGCTCAACATCACGGTAATTACCGAAGGGAACATAACCAGCTTCTACTTTTGGCACAGATACGGTGGTCAAAGAAATAGCCAATTCGAGGACACGCGGGGCTTGGGCTGACATCGAAACCAATTGCAGCGGCTGGATCTTGACAGTAGCCTCCTTTTTGATGGGTGTTGATTTTACTGATGCGACCCCCAGTTTATAAACGCCATGACGGAGTTTTTCAGATTGACCAATCAGGGCATTCTGAACACTATTGTCGTTGGCGATACCAAGACGGGCGCAGACATCACGCACCAATTGCCGCGTGTAGATTTTAGTGGCGCGGAAAGCGTCATCAAGTTCCATCTCATCCAGAACTTGGGTGGTATCGACGATCATAGTCATAATCTTTTAGGCGAAAGTTTCGGCGAGAAATTCGTCGAACAAGAGTTCTTCAGTCACGGCAGACTCAACAGTTTTAAAACCACGGGCATTGAGATAGTCGGTCATATCGCAAAGAAAGTTGTAGTAACCATCAGAAGTCTTGAGATTTTCGTATGAGTTCATAATAATATTTCCTAGTAAGTCTTGGTTGGTATGCGTTTATTATAACACACCACAGAATAAAAGTAAAATTTCAGGCTACCTCAGCGATCAGCTTGCTAGACATGACACGAGCCATTTTCTGAGCAAGCAATCTGCCGGACGTGACACGGGCGATCTGGGACGCGGTCATGGTCGCGACCACCTTATCAAAGCCAACATTTTCATCGGTCATATCGACCGGTACAATAAAAAATTTGTTATAACCACGGACAACAAACTCATAAAAGCCTTCTTTTTTCATAGCATACCTAGCGTGTTTTTTAGCATCAATTCTTTCACTTAAACCTAAGGTATGAGTATAATAGTCAAAATTATTGCTGAATGTTTCGGCGCCAGTAACAAAAATACCAACGAGTTTTGTATCTGGGTGATCGCCGGCTATTAGATCGATCAATGTCTGCTGTAGTTCCAGTAACAATACATTTACGTTTCCATGTTTAAGATTAATGGAATACTGAATGTTATTTTTCTTACTGCTAATAAAAATCTTTTGTAATTTACTAGGCCACACATAGTCCAATCTTCGCGGACCAGACATGAATTTGGTATCGGTAGGAAGCCCATCTGTTAAAATAATAAGTGTATTTTTTTGAGTATTATTCTTGGCTTTAAATACATCCAGGTAATCATTAATATACAGTAGAGCTTCGACCAAGGGTGTTGCGCCCATTTTGTAATTTTGATAAGTTGAACCCGCCCCCTTTCTGTGAAACACATTAATATAGTTATGTAATATACCAGAAATTAAGTTAATCTCAGATTTCTTCATTCCACTTTTATAAAATTGAAGCATTGATACCCTTGCATGACTAACGGTATAAAGCTCATCAAGCTTTAAATTATGTGTACGCTTTTCTAAGATCGATGCTCCGTTTAATAAATCTTCCCTGGTGTACTCAAATGAATTAGTAAATGCTAGGACTTCAAACTTAATATCGACAGCCGAGCAAAATTGTACCAATGTAATCACTTGCTCCATGACAGATGAAAATACCATGGTCATGGATTTAGAATAATCCAATAACATGACAAAACCATGATCAGTTGATGCAGCTTCAATTTTGTATTGCTTGAAAATTTCATCTGCAATTTTGTATTTGAAGATCTTTTTCATGTCCAATGCGCCACTATTTGCAATTTTGGACGATTTAAGTTTTTCGGCTGATTTTTTTCGTTCGAACTCCTGTACCATGTGGGTAACAAGTTTTGAATTTTTTGCCATAAATCCCAGATATTTCGAGGATGGTAAGACATCTATGTTTTTAAACTCTTCTACAATAGTTTTCAGTGGCACAAATTTGACAAACTGAGCTAATTCAGGCTTCAAATTATAGACCTTCGACTTAGAACTATCTACCTTTGAACGCATACCTTTATCCATCATATCCTGGGTAGTTGGAACGATGGACTCATTTTTTTCTGAACCAGTCTCCTCAGGTAGACTCTGGGGTGGCTTATCATTCGCGCGCGAGGGTGTTTTCTCGGACATAGACTCCGGGTCATTTTTCAAATCATCGGCGGAAAGATCTCCAAAGTCTGAACCCGAAACATCTTCTGAGTCCTCTACACTTGGAGAAGCATTATTATCATTTTGCTCAGGATCGGAGGTTTTGGATTTGTCAGGAGTCTGCTTAGACTTTGACTTTTCAGCCATGTCATAAACAAGTTGGGCAATTTTTAGAACCTCGTCCTCAGTTTTAACCGTAGTAAGACGGGTAACAAGTGTCTGCTCTTCGGCAGAAAAGTCGATTTCTACCCGATTCTCAAGTTTGAAGTGTAGATTAATACGATCAATAAAGTTGAGTGTATTTAAATCCTTACCCTCGGTACCGAAAAAATTACTTTTCAGAATCTCATTGTAGCCAACAAAGAAGTCTTTTTTCAGGCCAGGGAATTTTTCCTTAATCATGCGCTCAATACGAGCGTCTTCACAGATATTAGCATACCCATGAAAATGGGGGCGAAATGGATCATTCCACAGATTCAAAAACTGCTCTGTGGTCCAGATCGCGTGTCCGACTTCATGGGCGATCAACAAAGTTTCTAGTTGCTTTGAGATTTCTTCCCAAAGTGGAAGCGTGAGCTCTCGGGTAAAAACATTAAAAGATGCTGTATCGGCTTTTTTTCGAACGATGCGAATATTTTCTGCCGCGAGAAGTCGGCCCAGGAGATCCAGTGAGGTCTTGTCTGTCATAATGTATGTCGTGTTGGTATGTGTTTATTATACCACAGACAAGAATAAAAGTAAAATTTTATAGCTTAAGTATTTTCAGCCAACATTTTCTCAAGTTCCTTGATGCGCCGCAACAGAGGCTCCGCATATGCTAGCATCTGCTCTTCACCATATGCTTCCATGCTTGAGATCCATGCATCTTCATACTGCTCAGCAGCAAATTGAACAAGGCCGAGAGGGCATGGCAAAGTTGGGTAAGTAAGTTCTGACATGGTGTTTCCTTGGTTGGTATGTGTTTATTATACCACAGACAAGAATAAAAGTAAAATGTCAGGCTAGGTACTCAAGCACACTGAAGTCGTTTTTCTTAGAGACACTGATCACCTGGTCATAGATGCTACTATCCGGAGCATTATGGCTGATAACAAAATTATTTCCGTTCTCAAGTTGAGTCAAAATTTCCACAAATGCCTCCTTGGAGTTCAAGTCGAGGGCTGATGAGGCTACCTCATCAAGAAATAATAGGTTAACCGAGGCACTGTTTTTTATTTCAGTTATCTGACGAAATGCAAACAAAATACTCAAATCGATCCTAGCTTTTTCACCTTCTGAGAAGGAATTATAACCAAATTCATCCCTACCTCGGGAAAGAATCTTTTCATTAAAATGTTCGTCGAGAGTAAAATTTACAAAGAAACCAAACTCGCCTAAATATTTGTTAATGAGTTTGTTAAGAATAGGAATGTACTCATTAATAATTTTGGACTTTATGCCACCATCTTTTAATAGGCCTAAAGAGATATCCTGAACAGCTCTTTCTGTTAGTAATAACTTCTTTTGCTCTAACATGGAAAGTGCATCGGCTGCAACTGACTTTAATTTTAACTTTTCCGTCTCTAGCCCATTTGTGTCTTGTTCTAATAAGGCAATATTTGTTTTATAAGAGAATATATCTTTCTTTTTTAGTTCAATCGAATTGCTCTTAAATTTAGAGCCGGAACTTATAATCTTAAGTTCCGCTTCGATGTCGATATTAAATTGAATAATAGAATTAAAGTGCTCTTGTTCTACTTGTAAGAGTTCTAACTTGGCACTAATTATAGAAAGACGGTCCTGAATAATTAGTTCCGTAATCTTTTTGTGATCTGCGGTAACACATTGCATACATGTTGGACAAGATTCCATAACATCAATCGATGATATTTTTTTATTAGCCCGGTCCATTTCATCTTGAAGTAGAAATATATCCTTGGAATTGTCAACAGTAAGACTCTTTTTATTTTCTGTTAGATTACTTTCCTTAGCATTATTCACAGCAAGTTCAATGGCAAGCTCGTCTATATCGCATTCTGTCTCTAATATCTGAGCTTTCAGACTATTGATTTTTTCCTCATGATGACCTTCCATTAGTTTGATGATTTTCAACTGATTCTGCGTATCTTTTTTTGCACCATCCAACATACCGTTTACAGATAATAGACTGTCCTTGCTATCCTGAATACGCTGTCGTAAAATCAAATTCATTTCAGAAAATACTGCAATATCTAATACATCTTCGACAACATCACGCCGCTGACCTGCTGGCAATTGCATGAATGGAGTGAAACCAGCGGTACCAATTAAGACAATCTGGCAAAAGGTTTTCATACTAATTTTTAGAATAGTATTGGTCAGATAGCCTTGGTAATCACGTGTTGCTGCTTCTTGATCGAGTAGAATACCATTTTGGTATATTTCAAAGATGTTGGGTTTCATACCACGAACAACTTTATATTGTATTGAGCCAATAGAAAACTCAATTGTGGTCAGCATTCCCTTTAGATTAATCGAGTTAATCAGCTGAGGTAATTTAATATTACGATATGGCTTAGAGTACAATGCATAACAGACAGCATCAACCCAAACAGACTTACCTGAACCTGAGCTGGATGCAATCAAGGTATTTCTATGCTTATCCAAGCGCAATGTCGTAGGTACATTGCCATATGATAGTAGATTGGTGACGGTTATTTGGTGTAGTGTAATCATCGATTATTTGCTTCTTGTAACAATGATTGAACATAATGTTTCACTGAGTCTTTATCTATGTTATCTGTCATACCATCAATATATTGATTAATGATGGTTTCAGTATTTTGTACTTCTACTGATTCTTCGATATCACCGCCGCTTAGGTCAATTTTATTATCAATGATAATCAGATCATGAGGATCAGCAAGTTTAAGGCTATTGAGATAGTTGTCAAAGTCTACCAAATTTTTCTTATTATCAACAATCAGTTTGACATATTTTCCAGTAATAGACTTGGGATTCGTATAGCATACATTGTCATATCGCAACTTTATAAACATTTCTTCTGGATTAGGAATAAATTCTGTGGTCAAGGTTTTAGTGTCAAATATGTTGAAGCCCCGTTGATCGTTGCAATCGCCCCAGTTCATGGGATATGGTGTACCTACATACTCAATCTGACCATCATTCAAAAAATTTCTAGAGTGATAATGCCCGACCTTAACTGAAGAATAACGTTCAAACAATTTAGTCGGCATGCCGCCATGACCTGGGATACCTTTTTGCATCATGCCGCCTACGATCTCAAAGTGACCAATACAAATATCACCAACAATCTTACGTGTCATAAACTCGCGTATTTCCTCTCCGTTTTCATTGCATATCCATGGAACTATGTCCACTGTAATATCATCGAAAGCCACCGCGGTTGGATGTGAATATACCGTGACATTAGAATATTCTCTAAGTAATATTTCTGAGGTATTAAGTTTTACAGACTCCCTGAGTTGCATATCATGATTTCCTACCAAGGTGTGAAACTTGATATTTCTTTTTTGCATTTCATCAAAGATATGCTTTTTAACAGGATGATATGATTTTAATTGTAATTGTGTTCTATGATCCCAGAGATCTCCTGTTTGTATAATAGTATCAATCCCATGCTGTTCCATATAGGGAAAAAGTTGCTCATTGAAAAATCTAATCTGGTATTTGGCAAAATGGGAGGAACCAGATTTAACACCCAAGTGACAATCGCCTACAATTGCAAATTTCATTTAATCGCCTTACACAAAATCATCGAACATATTAGGAGCATCATTATCTGATTTTTTTGGTTTTTTGCCAACCATCGCTTCAACCTCATTGACACCTAGACCAGAAATAAATTCATTTAGGTTCATTCTAAAATCGCCGGCATCTTCATCATCTTGAAGACTGAATGAATCAATATCGGCAGAATATATCATTGCACGCTTAATTCGGCTTTGCTTTGCCTCTATATTAATACGGTTAATGAAGCTAAAATGAATTGCTTGACTGAAATAACTCAAGGGGGATGTTGGCAGCCCTGTAGTTGCATTTACCCTTGCAGGGTCATAAGACCGAACGTACTTTAGGCAAACGTGTACCCCATCCGAAATCATATCGTTTAAGAATGAGTAGTTGCGAAAGTTAAATTTATGACCAATGCCTCTGGCTATAAGCAAGAAACACTCGCCTAGGTAGTTTGACACCCCAGGCTGTTCCTCGCCTTTTGCTAGGGCAGCATCACACTGCTCTTTGTACTCAAAAAGAGCTTCACGCATTTTTACCTTGTCTAGGTAGTAGCGAGGATTCGCAGCATCGACGGTAGGTTTAAGTTCCATATTTCTCCTAGTGTTGAGTAATTATAACACATATCTGGAGTACAAAAAATAAACTTGTGAGACAGACCTTTACATCTTATCTCACAAGTTTATTTTTTAAATCGAATTTTATGGATATAATAGATTATGTCTTCCAGTTGTTCGACATAATCTCTACCTAGATTTGAGGAGATATACCTAAGGTCTAAGCCTAGGGAAGTCACACTCACCGATGATTTTTACCAGCATCTAGCCCACCATCATGCAGACGTTGCTGGTCTCTTACCCATTTTTGCAGGGTCAAAAGTTGAACTTCTGTTGCATTGCATGTAAGGTAATTGTCGACAATTACTTTTGTCGCGGTAGAGAGCTTAATTCCTGAAGCTTCTGTGGTGATTTCATCAGCGCTTCGGGTGGTGTCGGGAACAAGGCCCTTTGCGGCTGAATCGTGGAGCATGATGAAAGTATCAGGCAAAAAACCATACTGATTATCAATTTCGGTCGTGATATACTTGTCAACATAAACTGTCCTATATTCGGTTTTGAGTTTTTCAACTACTTTGACTTTATCTACATACATAACTACGGTTTCAGTAGTTATATAAGCGGCGGCGGCTTCTAATTTGGCTATTTCAAGTGCCTGCTGGGTTTCATGAAGCTGCCATTTAGCTTTCCACTTTGTCTCTGAGATATATTTACCGGAAAAAAATGTGAAGAATACTATGGCGACTACACCGGTAATAAAAACGGGTTTCTTATAAGCAAAGTTTGGTAAAAACAAACTTAAAATAATTGCGCCGATGCCCAATAGAAGCCCGGGTAGGATCAGCGTATAAATGAACTGATGAAATACTGTTAATAAAAATATTATCATACTATAGTATTTTTACCTTGTAACGATATATCAAATGGGAAATATCGAGTATTTTTCTCAAGAGCATTACCGGATCTAACTCCTGGTGGATATGTAAGATTACCAGATTTCACTGGTTCAACAATGGGGCCGAGAGCGGAATATAACTTTTTAGCATCTTCTAGACTAAGTTTTAACTTAGTGCCATTGATATCAAGTTCGATGGATGCCGTAACCTGCACGGTTTGGCTAACTGAAAATATACTGCTATTCATATAAAGTTACCTAAAAACTTATTTAAGGGAGTACTATAGCTTTCCACTTACGTCGCCTCATGGTAAATAGACGTTCTAGTGGAATGTTTGTGCTAACTGCAGTTCCAGTGGCATTAGCCGGTGCATCTTCCTCAAGTATACTAAGTTCTTCAAAAAGTGTTTCTAATTCTGGGCATTCGGATTCACATAACTCATTGAATCTAGATAGACACTGCTCGTTTAACTCAGCTTCAGACCAATTATTCTCAACCGCCTCTTTCATTAAAAGAAAAGCCGCGGCAGCTGAACCGATTCTGGTACTTCCACCCGGTATTAAACCAATAAGTCTTTTTAGATTCCAGGATAATCTGTGTAGCATTGAAGTAGATTTCTTCTCCTCTCGGGTAACGGCTTTTCTAACTGTCTTACCATCAATATCAATTAGACCCAACTTATATGCTGCAGTATTTTCAATTGGATTAATAAGAAGGTATGCTACTCGAAGAGCTGCCATACTGTCTAAAATTGATGCTGCCATTATATCTTCCTTAGTTCGGTTATTGTTTTTTCGTCCAATTCAATCTTGTGGTACTCTATCACATCTATTGGCAATCGATTTAGATATAGTAAAAATGGAAATAATATTGATAGTTGATATGACGGTAATTTGTAGATAAGTAGCTCTGTAGCATGATTACCAAAATTATTATAAAGAATAACTAGATTGTTCAATACCAACCGATAAGAACAATTGACATCAAGTTTGTCAATAAGTTTTTTTACACCCATTATTCTTGATAGATCCGAGTCGAATTCCTCTACGGAAATACATTGCGCATTACTGTATGAGTGTAATGCGACTCTGAAAAATTCTGACTCGGACATTATCATAATTAAGCGACGGTTAGACTTGCACCGCGTGAGGTTACCTGAGCTGTTCCACCGTTACCACAGATTACTCGATAACGATTACCATTTAAACCAGAAGAGTTGGTAATGCCAAGTGTGGCTGCAGTTGGTGTGGTATATGGGGCGCCTACTGCGTTAATATATGCACCTGTGCCGCCGACCTGTACCTGCCATTGGAACGTGGTAACGCCTGTGCCCACAACTGTAAATGAAGCCGCAGCAGGAGCTGTAACAGATTGCGCCTGAGGTTGGGTGGTAATAGCAATATTAACATCACCAACTACAAGATCATCACCTTTGCCATCAGTTGCCACGGCTGATGCGACAGTCATTGCAACAAGACATTCGCTTTTGTATGTAATATTACCGGCAGATGTCATTTTTTCCACAATACGATACCAACCTGGTGAACTAATTCCCTTTAATTTATTAGATACAAGAAGGGATTCTTCTAAGGAAACAAACACGATTTCTGAGTTAACGTATAGATTAGCGGCTACTGAAGCTGATAGTACCGCACCGGTCCCCACAGGTGCGGTAACTGTTGGCGCACTAGCGTAACCGGCACCAGGATTTACTATAATTACTCCAGTAATAACACCCGCGGTCACCAAAATAGTGCCAACTGCTTGGACGCCGCCAGTTGGCGGTGCTGAAATGGTAAGTGTTGCGCCGTTTGCGTAACCGCTCATTGTGCCCGAGAAGGCAATACCCTTTACTTGACCAACATCAATATTTTTCGGTTGACCTGCCTGTGAGTCTTTATTTGTGAATAACATATTATTTCCTTATTTGTTTTTAGATTCAACTTCGGCCTTTTTGGCCAGATACTGAGCATGCTTTAGAAGAGAGGCATTCATTAGATCCTTGAAGTAGGATCGATCCTCAAAGCCTTGAGCCTTTGCAGCACGAACTTTTGCAGATAAAGCATCTTTATACTCTTGACTATCGCGAGCACCTTTATCAATTTTATAAGCCCCGCCGTATGCCCCAGCCGGGCGGCCGACCGATTGCTTTTCTTTTGGTTTATTTACAGTATTTGGAGCTCGATGATCTTCAGAGCCGTATGTCCCTTTATTCACCAAACCACCTGAGGTTTTGGTTGTGTTTGATTTTTTAGCAGCATCTTTCATATTTTTACGCCAATCAAATACGGATTCATGAATCTCGACATGATTGGCTTTTGGTGCACCGCCGCTGCGGTGTGCATTGTACCAAGAATCACCCGGTGTATCCCAGTAATGAGTCTTCTTTGAATCCACGGCCTTCTTGGCTCGAGCCTTAATCGCCTCGCTAGTTTTTTCCATGGTAGAAGCAACAAGCTTACCGCCCTTTACAACAAGGGCGGTATGATGACCGTTTTCGTGTACGGCAGTGTAGACATCAGCTCCTGCGCCATCCTTACCATGGTGCTTAACACTGTTATATTTTGTGGACCGGTTGTCCCAGTCGGCACTGTGGTGGGTCAGAGTAGCTTCTTCTAGATCTTTTGATGTTTTCGTCTTCAGCATCTTAACTGACTTAGCAGGATGTGAGGAAATAGTTCCATCATCGTATTTAACTGTAATTTCGTGTGCATATGGAACCAGGCGGCTAAATGTTGGGCGCTTGCGCTCTACATGAATAGTTCCATTGCCATTAGGTGCGCTTACTGCCATACCTACTCGATCTCTATTTGTTTTCTCGTTTGATCTAGAGTCCTCTTTTTTCCAACCTTCCTCCAGATGCTCTAGATCATCGGATTCCTTAACCATCGCTTGACGATCAAAGCCGGAGGTGTGTTTTTCACCGGACTTAGATAGTTCAATTGCTTTAGCACGGGCCGCATTTTCTGAGTAGGCGGTATGAACTACTTTACCGGCGGCGTTTTTTACAGTAAATGATTCTACAATTTCCTCATTCTCTTTAAGGGCTCTAACCTTTGTCATATGGTGATCGCCAAGATCTGTATTGACTGTGGTACCATTATGACCGGTGACTGTAGCAATACGATTACCAGAAAGGACGACTTTACTCCCCTTTGGGTGCTTAGCCTGTGAATCTTTAGTTTCGTCCTCAGCCCGTTTCATGCCACCAACATGAGCATCTCGAGCTTGTTTCTGAGACATCATTTCTTCTAGTTGCCTATCAATATCTTCAATTACCGATTCATGTACCATGATGTAATCCTTGAAGGAAGTTTTGCTTATATCTGTCATGTTAATACCTTTATTGTGTTACGGCTTTGTGGGCCAATCTGGATTTTTCAATATTACGAATACGACTGGTTAACTTTAAGGCCAATCGACCCACTAATTTAGAACGCTGTTCAATAATTTTTTCAATACGCATTTTTTCTGGAACACTCATGCCTGCCAATGGTTTACCACGTGCAAGTTTGGTTTTCATTAAATTAATTGCTAATCGGCGGGCTCTAGTATTAATAGTCGCATTAGAGCTATGGCGCTTTAGTGCAATTCGAGTAGCACGTTGACGCTTGTTAGCAGTTCTTGCAAATCTAATCTTGGCTTTAAGCCGCTCGGCGCGTGATAATACTTCGTTTAATTCATCTGACTCATTTAGATCATCAGTTAAATCGTGATCAAGAATTTCACCTGTCTCGGAATCGATCATTACCAATTCATCATCATCATAGGCATGGATAATGTGTTCCCAGTCGGTGACACCATTAACCATATCTTCTAATTCTGCTTCAGACTCATCATCTTCGGTTTCAGAGACTTTTGACTCGGTTAAAACGGGTAATTCTATATTAGAAATATCCACACCTACCGACTCTGCTAACTTAAGCATTTCATGGAGTGTTTTAAGTTGATTCTCAGACATTGGCCCCGAATTTCTTATGGCGCTATCAATAGTCTCTTGAGCCGATTCATTTTGCTCTGGTGTATATTTTAGTGATTGTGCAATAATCATTGCGGCCTGTGTCTTACGCAAAAAAGTCTCATTAATAGATGCTGGAATAGATTCAGTTACCTTTACTGTGACCTTCCCCATTACAATAGATTCCTTAAGTTGCTTAATAGGTTTTGATGCGGCAATCTCAACTGTAGGTTCAAATGTAATTACATCACGAAGTGGCACATACATTTTATTTTCTAATACAATTTCTAGTCTGGCCTGATAATCTCCGGCCCGAAGAATATTTTTTAGACCCTTGATTTCCACTTCAACTCCATCATTGGTCTGAAAACAGGGATATGAAATACTAAATTCTTTATCTTCAATAATAAATCTAGCTTCTGGGACACCGGATGTTCCGGTAATAGCCACTTCAAATGTTAGAGTTGACGGGGTATCTAGTTTAAGAGTCGCAATTGTCATAGGGAGCCTAAGTTCTTTTATTATTTATCATTACTGAAATCGCAGACTCGTATATTTGAATACCATTAACGGCAATCATTATTTCATTTTCCCTGAAGTCTGTGATTCCACGAAACTCGGCAATCACTCTAGCTTCAGTATCGTCTACTATTAATTCGTCCTCAGACCACACATTATTTATTTTTACCCGAACTTTAACCCTATAACGCTCTGGTTTACCTTGAAATGATGGTAAATATCCACCCGCCAGGTGCGCTAACTACCGGGGTAATAATTATCTCAAACTCAAATAGCCTCTGATTAGCTATAGAAGCAGTTGTAACAACTCCAGGGATTATACCCTGGAGGGCTGCACTTTGATGATAGAATATTAAATTCTTATTACTACTGTATTACTTGCTGAGGTCACGATGGTCTGAGAAATATTCCCGGATGTTCTGGAACTTTCTGTGACCAAAGGGGGTAAATCAATTTGTAATCCATGAATCATATGTAATTCATTTACTATCTTAGATACATCTATCTCTGCAGCCCCATCCCAATTGAGTGTACCTGCAGCATCTATATCTCTTGTTGTAACATCCAAAATTAGAACATCATACACACCTTCTGGGGTATCAATAGGAACTGTAGCAGAACCTTAGCGTTTTGTAACTGTATTCTCAGATCAGCTGCACGGGTTATTGGAACTGCTATCATTTGATGTTTCTTAAATTGGTTGATATACCATTACTTATGTGGTAGTACCCGCAGAAAGATAGTGTCGTATTGTTTCAATTACACCAGATGCTAAAATAATTAATAAGCCGGTAACCAGCCATGTAATAATGGTCTCGGTGACATTTTTCTTATAGTTATCTACAATATCTGCTTGCTTATCCATCTGAATATGTGCCTTTCTATGCCCATCATAGTCTGGTTCACCTAGGTCATTTTTTGGGTATGCTGTAGAAAGTTCTCTTATATTTTTTTCAATATCTCGCGTTCGCTCATTTATCTGTGTTACTATAGTAAGAAGATCTCTATGCAATATGTTTCTATCATTATTGGGGTCATTATTGTTGTTTTCTTGCATGTTGTATACCGTGACAGAGAATTATAGGGCGTATCCAAATCCAAATAGCACCAAACATTAATGCAATTTCACCAGAAATCTGTGCTGGTGGCGGTGTAACAGAAAAGAAAATACTAATTATTGTTGCCGCCCAAAGTAAGGCACTAAAAAAAGCAAAAAATCGGGCGAAGAAACTATGAAATGATTCACTAAAAATTACATAAAATTGGGAGATTGACATTAGTAAAAATAAAATGGCTAGCTGATCTTGGGTTATTATTTGGCTTATTGATATAAAAGATACCCTATCAAAGATATCTCCAGGCCAAATCAATAGGATAAACCAGAAGAATTCGGAGATACCCAAAATTATTCTGAAAAGTACAAGTTCAGAATCAAAAAGTGCATTGGAAATATTTGATACAGTTCTATCTTTTATCTGGTGAGAAAGTTTAGTCATTATCATCATAAGTCCTGCTTAGAGTTTATTTCAGTTATTCAAAAAGTCAGAAATTGCTTATAACCATCTGCCCGTGCATAAGGGTGACTGTTTCGATTAACGAACTTGCCTGAAGTCTATATACATATCTTGATCTATATAGAAGATCCGTTTCTAGCTTACCGGCAGTTATAGTAATAGCACCAAGAATTGGTATAGGGGATGTAACAGAGAAAACAATGGGTAGAGATTTAGAGCCCATGTAGTCTTTTATCTCAAATTCAAAATTATAGCCAGTTAAAATTACTGGCAGAATACCATCTGATAATGTGAACTCTTTGTAATATGTATCCCCTTGGTCCACATATAAATCCAATTTTATAGCATTTATAACTTTTAACATATCTGATTCTATCTATAATTTTTCTAACTTTTATGTCAGATTATTCTTGTTTCCTACTAATATTTATAAATGTCTTAATGAAATTCTCAGAAATCTTTGCGTGAATGTTAAACAACTATAGCTTTTTTGCTAGACTTAGAACCTGTAAAAGCGACTTTCTAACAATTATTACCTAGCACGTATTGTTCTACCACTACTAGTATTTATATGACCATTAACAGTTAGAACATCAGATGAGTATCTTATGACACTTAAGAGTCCCATAAAGTCATAATATTCAGCATTTGTGATCATGTTTGTTTCATACATTTCATTAAGAAAAATACTATCATCAACTGAGGTGTTGATGACTCCATTACCATCTACCAATGATATACTCACTAGAAGTTCAGATAGTGATATGTCTGAACTTCTAGTAGATGATACTATAGAAAAGCTAACTAGTTCCTCGGATAATAGGATATCCGAACTTCTTGTCGTAGATTCTACTGATATAGTAGAATCTATATCTGTTAATATTGTACTGTAATTTAACTGCGCAAAATAATCATCCGCAATAGAATTAGATTCTAATAAAGATACTATAGATACGACTGTTAGTTGTTCCGAGTGGGTAGAAAAAACTACATCAGTTAAGTCAGATTTTTTCTCGAGTGTAACTTGATAACTATCAATGCAATTAATATTCTCTAACAAATTAGTGAATATACTTAATTGACTAGAAGCAAAATCAGAAATTAATCCTGATTCTAATATAGTCTCATTGAAAACACT